CAAAGAATTTATCAAAGAAGAAATTACTGCGTATTTGACAGTGAATTTCCCCGCAGTGAAATATTCTAGAACCAAATGCAAACGTGATGTGGCATTTATCGTTGATGCCATGGGATACGACTTGACCTATGGCGGAACCTGGGCCACACTTATAGCTGGAACAGCCTACTTCGACGGCGATAACAGTACAACATTACAGATTGACAGCACAGAAATCGCTGCCACGGTGGACGCATACGCTAGGCTGAAAATCATTGTGCAACAGATTATTGCCAACACTACAGTAACAAAATCCGCAGGCAATACTGCCACTCAATGGACCGATGTTACTAACTTAGGAGGCGGTTCGGCAGCTAATGCCACAGTGGGTGCATTGGTAGACATCATTACCAATATCATACAAGGTGATTCCACTGAGGCCACAACACCACAGATCACAGTTACTACTATTACAGGTACAAACACACTTACCTCTACTGCACACGGATTGGCAGTGGGCGATGCAGTGATTCCAAGAGAGACTGGCAACGGATTAACCAACGGGGTCAAATATTGGGTGGTAACAGTCGCTACTGCTGATACATTCCAGCTGGCGGCTACATACGGCGGCACTGTGTTAGCTTCATTTACCAACAGCGGCAGTCTCAGCATACCCATGGAGTTCATAGATTATCCAACTGCCACCAATGCTGTTACATCAACCACTGCATTGATTGCTGCGGCTGTGACCCTAGATGCTGCACAAGAAACCATTGTTCAAAATGTTGTTGATGATCTAAATGCAGTAGCATGGCACACTGACTTTGTGGTAGATGAAACTTCATTGACCTCAACAGCTTTTAGAATCTATGTTGGAAAAACTAATCTAGTACATACCTATGTCAGCGGCGGAACAGTAACCAAAGCCAGCGGATCAACACTGTCAATTAGTAACTTTGTTTATAATGAATCAACTGGTTATGCAATAGTAACCACTGCAACACACGATTTAGCAGCAGGTGATATTGTTAATATAACAAGCATTACTGTATCTTGCTTGTCATCAGGCGGCACAGCCTTTAATGCAATATTCCCAAGTGCCTACAAAACTGACGGTGTTACTCCTAAGATTCAATATCTCCAAACCAAGTGTATTAGAGATACTCGATTGATATTAGAAGCTGTGATGTTTGACTTTATGTTTAACAGCAACTTCAAAACTAGAGAAGCAGCATACTCATATCTAAGAGCTTCGGCCGCAGAGGTATTTGTTGGTAACCAAAAAACTATTACTAGAGATGCATTAACTAATGCCAAGACAGAAGCCATAGCCAATGTAGGCGGCAATGCTACAGCACAGGCTCGCATTGAAACACTAATGACCTTGGTAGATGATATCCTCTACGGCGCTACCAATGAAGGCAGTCGTTGCGCTAGCGGTAATAGAATGGTTGATTATGCGGTGCTGCAATTAGAGCGCAACAGAGATTACATAGTGTCAGAAATTGATGCCTACATCGATTCAACATATACTACCACAGTTACCGCTGCCACAGCAGCCACCGACTTATTCACCTGCACATCTACTTCTTGGATGACAAGAAACGCAGCTATAAGATTTACAGGCACTGTGTTTGGCGGAGTGACTACCACGACCACATACTATGTACAGAATGTGGTCAGTGCAACTACTTTCAAGATTGCTACAACAAGAGATTCAAACACCGCGTTTGATATTGCCAGTAACGGCAGTGGTTCAATGACAGTGGCGTTGTATTACAGCAGCTCAGCCTGTCTCAGAGATGTCAACACCTACATAGATGCACTCAAGTACGATTTAAAATATCCAGGCAACTACAAATCTAGATATGCAGCTAGATATTATGGCAACAGTGTAGTAGGCAGTCTGGAAGAAGACATGTATTATCTACGTGATGGTACTGGGGTTAGAGATCAGACTCTACAAGGACTTACTGGTGATCTACTTGCACCTAATGAAGCTGGAACTTCAAGAGTCTCTGCAGGTGCGTATGCATCCTTGGATCCAGGTTGGGGGCCAGAAGATTATCGTACTTGGATTAACACCCGTTCACCCTATGTACAAGGTGTAACTACCTTAGGTACAGCCTGTGTTGGCCAAAAGATCGACGGCGCACTGCACAACGGAGGCAACGATTCTATAGTTAGCAATGACTTTACGCAGGTTCTAAGTGGTGGAATTGGTGCTTGGATCACCAACAACGGTCGTGCTGAATTGGTATCTGTGTTCTCATACTACGCACACATAGGTTATCTAGCAGAAAATGGTGGTAGAATCCGTGGCACAAACGGCAACTGTTCATATGGAGATTTTGGGGCTGTAGCAGAAGGAGTTGATCCTACAGAAACTCCAGACACCGGAATAGTTGATAATCGTCTTAAATTTAAGGCTGTGATCGATAACATCGTTACTAACGGATCTACACTGACTCAGTTTGAATTTTCAAATGCTGGTATTGACTACACTGAAGTTACTTATGTGATAACAGGTGGAGGTACAGGAGGTTCTGTACAAGCGGATGAATTCCGTGATGATGCTATGTTTGAAGCTCGGTTGTTGGATCTTGTTGATGATAGTACGGCTGCTCCAGAAGCTGTGGGCAATTTTGGTGGATTCGGTTATATCACTAATTCCAATACTGCACAAAGCGGGACATCAACTTCAGTGACCATTGCGGCCACAGACGGGGAAACCAGCACTGCTTACATTGGTATGAAGATCGTATTAACAGGCGGCGCAGGTGTTGGACAGTTTGGTATTGTTAACACATACAATTCAGGCACTAAAACAGCAGGATTAGTTAAAGAATCCGACGGTACAGCAGGGTTCGATCATCTAATCGCTGGTACAGCGATAGTATCACCAGATGCTTCTACAACCTACATCATTGAACCTAGAGTAACATTTGATGCTCCTGGATACACCAGCACAGCTGCCACACTACCAACTTCAGGCACGTGGAGAGCAGTGAAATACGGTGAAACTGCTGCGGTGTACACCACACTCACAGGCACTTATGCGGGCGCAGGAGTTGGTGCATCGTTCACAGTGATACGCAACGGATGGAAATACACACCTTCTGTGCAGGCTGCTGGAACAGGTTATACGAGATTACAGACCATAACCATACTAGGTACCAGCCTAGGCGGAGTCACAACTGCTAATGATCTAGTGATCACTATCACAGCAGTTAATGCTACAACCGGGGCTATCATAGACTTTGATCATGTGGGTTACGGTATAGGTGGTAGATATGTGGCCTCAAGAGCAGGCAGCACAGTGGGTGCAACTTCAGAAGACGGCATCGCATGGACCACAAGACTTAGCTTGATGCCTAGTTCAGCTGAATGGTCAGCAATGGCCGCCGGACTGTTTGACGACGGATCCACAGTGGGCAAGGTCAGCAAATTTGTAGCAGTTGCAGGCACCAGTGCTAACACCTTAGGCGCATACAGTGAAGACGGTATCACTTGGTCAGCAACTAGTATGCAGACTTCTGCTATATGGGTTGATGTGGTGTTTGGAGGATTTAACGCACAGAAATTTGTAGCTATAGCCAGTGATGTTACCACCGTGCAAATCAGCAACGACGGCGAAAACTGGGACCAAACTGGAACTTTGACCACTACTGGCTTCACAGCTATTGCCTACGGTAAAAATCGATTCGTGGCTGTTAAGAGTGGTACCTCGGTGACTAATTATGCCACCACAACAGGTGTTACAGGAACATGGACTGCCGGCGCATTGCCAAGTTCTTCAAACTGGAACAGTATAGCCTATGGTAATAACAGATTTGTTGCTGTATCAAATACCAGCGGTACTATAGCTGCCTACAGTCTAGACGGAATTACCTGGACTGCCAGCACACTACCGGCCACAGCATCATGGACTAAGATCACATACGGTCAAGGAGTATTCCTTGCTGTAAGCACAACCACAGCAGCAGCAACATCACCAGATGGAGTTACATGGACTACCAGAGCCACTAGTACAGCAGCATCTGGTTTCTCTGCAATCACATTTGGTAACAGAAACAGATACGGCTTGTTCGTAGGAGTTGGTGGCGGCACAGGTGATGTATCCACATATATCAGAACTGGAGCCACTGCCAGAGCTCGTGCTCTAGTGGCATCAGACAAGATATTCCAGATCAATATCACAGAGCCCGGATCTGGATATACCACCGAACCGTCTATAACATTTACAGATCCTAACAACACCTTCGAAGCACCAGTGGCTGTAAGGCTAGGATCAGGAGTGCTAGCAAATCCAAGTTTTGTAGATAGAGGTGCTACATATGTTACTAGCGGTGCAGAAGTTACTGCAGGAGATGGATATTCGGATTTATTTCAATCTGGCGGTTTTGTAGCAGTAAGACAGCTTACAGCAAGACCCACTCCGGGCGCCAATGTTGTGTTTGGTCATCTGCCAGACAGAACATTCAAATTGGTAAATGTAATTACATTTTTAGGAACAAATCCAGGGTCTCATACAGCGTTTCTGCAAGTCAGTCCAGTGCTCACAATATCAGAGGCACCGTCAGATGCAGTCACAGTATCCACTAGACTGCGTTACAGTCAGGTCAGACTCACAGGACACGATTTCTTAGATATCGGCACTGGAAATTTTATTACAACTAATTACCCAGGAACTCCGACCCAAGACAAGATACCAGCTAATGAAGCGGTTGACGTTGATGGAGGAAGGGTATTCTTTACGTCAACTGACCAAGACGGCAATTTCCGAGTAGGCGACCTGTTCAATATTGAGCAGAGCACAGGTATTGCAACATTGAATGCAGATGCATTTAATATTTCCGGACTTCAGGAACTTAATCTAGGAAATGTTACATTAGGCGGATCTTCAGCTACAATTAACGAATTCTCTACCGATCCGTTTTTTACTGCTGATTCAGACAATGTAGTACCCACACAAAAAGCGATAAAAGCATTTATTGCCAGTCAAATTGGTGGTGGTGGCGCAAGTCTAAACGTAAACCAAGTTACTGCTGGTTCTATTGTGATCAATAGCAATCAGATTACAACAACTACGGGTGCTGCTATCCTAATGTTAGCAACTTTTGAGTTTAGAGGAGGCGTAACTGGCCTTCCTTTGGCATTCAATTACTTTTTGAACTAAATATATCATGGAGAATAAATTATGGCATCAGGAATCTTAGGAACACCCTCGGACTTAGCCGCAACTACTAATACTACAATCTATACTGTTCCTGCATCAACATTCGCAGTAGTCACAGTATCTATTGTAAATCGAGGTGCAACGGCGGTAACAGTGAGGCTTGCAGTATCGACCTTGGCGGCACCAGCAGCCGCAGAATATTTGGAATACGGAGTTTCTTTAGGAGCAAATTCTGTGCTTGAAAGAACAGGAATAGTGATGCAAGCGGGAAAATTGTTAGTAGTTTATTCTAGCGCAACATCAGTTAATGCCGTAGCATATGGCATCGAAACATCTACAGCATGATAGGATAATAATATGGGACGCTTTGTACCAATAATAGTAACAGAAAATCCTGTTTTAGAAAAAACCTCTGCTTTTAAGGTCACAGGTGGAAAAGGATATTATGACGGAAAACAGTGTTGGCCATACAAGGTGGTCTACGATCGTCCAGGAACATATACCTTTACAGTTCCGTCAGGCATAGTCTGTGCCCGAACAATAGTGGTCGGGGGCGGCGGAAAACCCAAATGTATAAGCATAGGTAGCTGTTGTTCTGCAGCAGGATCAGGAGGAGGTCTAAGTGAAAAATACTTCACTGTGACACCCGGCACTACCATAGGGATAACTGTTGGTAGACAAGAAGGAACATCTAGCATAACCTGTAACTCAGTTGCAATTCATTCAGCTTCTGGAGCAACTGGTTGTATTCGTGGAGCTGGAAGTGGAGGAGATTGGAATAGCACAGGAGGATATGGAGGCTGGGGCTGCAATCAATGCGCCGGCTCAGTTAGTCACTGGTGTGGCAGCTGCAAGTATCTTTGCACTGTCGCCTGTTGTGGATATTGTATTGTTTATACGTGTTTGAACAGTTCAAACGGTGCCACTGATTGCTGTAATACCATAGTTAACGGGGGCGGCAGTGCAGGAAGTCCAGTGAATTTATGTGGTGGTTCAGCCAGCTGTGTCTGCGGATATCTGCATTCTGGAGTGGCTGCCGGCGGTGCTGGCATCGGCGGACAGATGTCTAGCTATTGGCATTACAATTGTTGTACCTGTAATTGCATATTCAACAACAACGGGCACAGTGATCATGATCATCCGCGCCTGCCACATCCGGGTTCTGCCCAAGGCGGTGGCGGAACACAGATAAATCCTTCTGCCTGCTGCCGTTCATGGCAAGGTGAGTGCATTCAAGGTATATGGCTTGGTGGTGCCGGAGGTCCAGGCGGTACAGATCAAAATGAAAGTGAAGGATGGACCTTTGAATGGGGCTGGAGCGCCTACTGCGCCTGGCCATTCGGAATTCGTTGTTGCTCACAGTGGAAGGTACGCTGCGGATATTCAGATCCAGTTAGAGAACCATGGTGGGATATACAAGATATCAAAGGGTCTGGATCACCGGGTCACGTGGCTGAATGGCATCAACGTTTTAGTTGTATGGGTACAACATGGGGTATTCGACCATCGAATGCAGGAGAAGGGTCGGGCACTGGAGGCATCATGCACTATTGTTGTGATGCCCAACAGCAAGGATGGGGTATGGGAGCTACCAATGGCAGCGGAGGCCCTCTAATAAATTGGACGAAGATATGTCAACTTGGCCTTTGCGGACAAACCGATCAGGCCTATAAAATGGTAGACTCTTTGTTTCCTAACTTTATAACATGCGCAGGAATACTAGGCGGATCAGGCGGAGTAGGAATCTGTGCCATGACTTCAAAAGCAGGCTACGGGGGTGGCGGTGGCGAAGCTAAATGTCAGTTTTTGTGCATCTGTTATGGCGGTACATTTGATACCTGTAATAGCAACGGGGTCACGCAACTGGCATTTCCGCCATGCATACTGGATAATTTGGTCAGTAATGCTGGTTCAGGCTATGCATTAATTTACTACAGGGACTATTAAGCATGGGACGTTATATAAGCACCGGTGCAACACAACCAAGCACTTGCATAGCAAATGTAGCGACTACTTGCTACAATGTAAGCACTCACAAATACAGTTATGATGCTAACGAATGTTGGCAGAATAAAATAGTAATTGACACACCTGGCGCATATACTTTTACAGTGCCAACTGGCATTACCTGTATGAGAGCCATCGCAGTTGGTGGGGGAGGTAAAGTAAAACCCTGTAATCCTGCCTGTTGCGGCACCGCAGGTGGTGGAGGCGGTTATGCTGAAAAATATTTTACCGTCGCTGCGGGTTGTTCAATTCAAATAACAGTTGGAAGACAAGAAGGAAACACTTCAGTAACTTATACACCAGGCAGCATTCTTGTAACTGGTGGCGGCGCGGCAGCCTGTACAGGCGGTAGTGCTAGTGGTGGAGATTGGAACAGTACCGGCGGAGAAGGCGGCTACAATAGAAATTATTGTGGTGGTGGCGCCAGTCATTATTGTGGAGCCTGTATCTACACCTATGCAATAAATTGTTGCGGATATTGTGTGGTATGGAGTGGGATTAGTGCAAGACAGCTTGATCCATCACATGACTCTGGAACTTGTTGTGTTGCTAGATATGCTGGCGGCGGCAGCGCAGGATCATGGATTTGGACCAGTGGAGGTGCTGGCCAATGTGCTTTCAACAACATGGACAATTACGGACAAGGATATGGACCTACAGCAGGTGGCGGTGGCGGAATTGGATACATAAACCGCTGTGCTATACGAGATCCAATCTGTGCCTGTATATGTGTGAAAGGTAACTGTAATTATTCTGGGCCTGTGATTCCAAGAACATCTTATCCTGCACACGCCGGCGGCGGCGGTGGCACCAAATGGCAGTGTGTTGAGTACTGCGTCTGCCAGAACTACGAAGGCTGCTGCGAATCAGGACGTTATCGTTCCGGTCCCGGAGGATGGGGCGGTAAAATGAACAATGAAGGTCGAGAAGATTGGTGGATATGGGGTTATCAACACCACAGTCCTTGGGGATCAACAATTCATCCTAGATCGTGTATCACTGAACCCGGACTTAGCCCTAAATTCTATCCATGGCACGACATACACGATATGGCTGGTAGTGGATCAGCAGGCAGAAATATCAACGTGGGTAATAATACCTGGGGCTATTGCGGTTGGGCCACTGCTAACCCATATAATCACAAGCCATCTAGAATCTCAGGTGAAGGTGCAGGCACAGGTGGCGTGGTGTTTGGCTGTTGCGATTTGTGCAGCTATGGCATGCAGTGTTGTGTAGCAGGGTCTGCAACGAATGCATGTGGTAGCATAAATTGGGAACTGGTATGCTGTCTAGGAACCACCAACAAAGTGTGTTGTTCAGAAAGAATGATGGATGCATTATTTCCATTCATTATCAGCTGTGCAGGAACACTAGGGGGTGCTGGCGGTGTTGGGGTTTGCCATATAGCGTCAAAAGCTGGTAAAGGTGGCGGATCAGGAATAAATAGAAGCTATATTTTGTGCATCTGTTATGGCGGAGCATTTGACTGCTGTAACCAAGCAGCAGGCACTCCATTGGCATTTCCACCATGCATATTGGATTATCTAGCTAGTCCAGCTGGGACTGGAATGGCAATTTTATACTGGAAAGACGCTTAATAAAAGGAAAATATTATGACATGGGCAAGAGTTGTAAACAATGAAATAGTTGAAATATGTGAAGATGATCCTGCAACGAGGTTCCATCCAGATCTTTTGGCTGAATGGATGGATATTCCTAACGAAGGAGTGCATATAGGATGGAAACTGAAAAACGGCACATGGATTTCTGGAGGACAATGGTCTACAGAGCATGCGGCTGAGAACCCAGTGCCAACAGAAGGACCACCTTCTGTAAATATAGACGTTGACCACAAGCAAACAAGAACGCACGATCAAATTACTTTGACATCGAGATCATCCGGAACAGTAACAAGTGTTGAATGGACCATTGATGGTGTTAAACACACCACCGAACAAGTGGTGTTAAATCTTGAGAAAGGCCAAACTGATCTAGAACTTGGTGTGAGTCTAAAAGCGACAGGACCCGGTGGTAGTACTACTAAAACACTCGAAGGGGATGAAGCAGTAGTTAGAACCGCATTCTTTACACCGCTATTTCAGTCTGGGTCCTAACAAGAATCCAAAAATAACATATCTGGTGCCGGCAGTAACTGCGGTAACCCTGTGAGGTAAAAAGGAAGGGAAAACACAAAGTTTTCCTTTTCTTATGTCAAGACTTTCACCTAACATTTCAAAATTACCGCCTTCAAACTCGTCATTTAGAAAAATACTAAAGGAAACTTTTCTTGTAATTTCTGCGGACAAACTATCAATATGCAATTTATCATAGTGATTGCCAGGGTCATACCGAGCAAAGTAACATTCAGTTTCTCCATTGGTGTCCATGCGAAATATTTTATTGTTGGCATCAATAAGTAACTCAACTAGATTAGGAATACTAAACAAATCAATTTCTTTAATATTGACTTTTCGATTTATTGATTGTTCTACGTGCTCTAAATTGCAATCGTGATTGGCAATAATTTCGTCACACTGAGCCGAAGTTAAAAAGGATTTTGAAATTACACTGTAGGAATCATGCATGAGTACACGTTTTATGGATTTTATCTAACAGATATAAATTATCTACAGATTCTATTGTGTTGATTTCCATGTTAATTGAAATACGGTATTGTTCCGAACTGTGATCACATGGTTGATGCAGCATCCATGACGGCATGATAATCAAGTCGCCAGTTTCAGGATAAAATGTATCAACAACCCCGTTATTATTAATTTGAAGTCCGCCTTCGCCGTCGGGTAAAGTTGGAACATGCAGATAAAACACACCATTTATAGTTGAAGTATTTACATGGTTGTGCATATTGGTCTTGTTGTTACTGGAGTTGTATACATTCGCCCAACACCAATTCTTTTGTTTTACACTAAATCTAAAATTCTCAAAGACCTGTCTAGTTAACTCTACGAAGTTATTATACAATTCTGCAAAGTCATTATACGGATCCATAATTTCAAAAGTGTAACCTCCGTGATACTTGGCTATATCTTTTTGAGATAGTACGCAATCGATCATCCGTGTTCTTTGTGTTTCTACGATATGTATTTTAGTAGCAAGAAGATACGGATTGTCAGTAAAGAAGTGTATGTTGTTAGTCTGCATGGCAATTTATATTGAAACTAATTATCATTCGATCCCTATCAGATTGATTGGGTTCTGATTCATGTTTTAAATATCCAGGAAACATGACCAATTTTCCAGGCTGCGGAACAAAATTGGTTATCTTATTACCACGATATAGTGTATTGTCAGGTTCATTTGCTAGTGTATATTCTTTAGGATCGATTAATAAAAGATCTCCACACGCGGTTTCCGCCTGCACGTAGTATACTCCGCTCCAATGAACCCCTCTATGATCATGTAACGGCACGTAAGCACCAAGTGGATAAACATTGCACCAGGCATTTTCCCACTGCCATTTACCTGGAAAATTCAATTGTGCGAAAAAACCATTTATTGTAGGAGTAAGCAAATTAAACAAACTGTTAAACTCTGTGCGCTGTAGGATGTCATGTTGATTGAATGAACTATAGCCTAATTCGCTTTTTACATTGGTTTGTAAATTATTTTTCCACAGATGACTCAAAATTCTTTTTGAGTCATCTAGCGCAAACAGTGCGTCAATTGAACTTATCAAATCCTTGTTGAGATTGTCAACATCTGTTACAATCGTCTCTAATATCGGAACTGAAAATAAATTTAGTATTCGTTTCATATATTAGATGTAGGTGTAATAGGTGCTTACAATAAACTTATCTGCGATTGAGGGACGTAATCCTCGATGCGGCCATGGCCAACAAGGAGGAAAAACCACGATGCTTCCCTGCTTGGCAGTTATAGATATGTCGTGTAAGGGAAATTCAGTGCCTGCTTCCGAATCATTGAGATAAATCAAAACAGCTAAAAATCTACTGCTGTTGGTATATGTAGAACAATCGACGTGAAGCCTGAATTCTTGTTCGTTTCGTCTGTACCGTTTAATTCTATACGCCTCCTGTCCACATTTTTTTGGAAGCATATTCAGAACATCTACTCTGTTTCGATAATCCTCAATTACCGGAGCTAAAATACTATCTAAAATTTTAACTTCGTCTTTCCAATCATACGACATTGCCTGCCCTGGATATTTTGCTGGAGTGGCATACATACCGATATGATCCATCCAAGCAGGTGCATGTATAATGTCTTTTGCATTTTTATCAAATAAACCTATTAAATGTTCACAAAACGTTGTTGGTACTGCATTTTCATAAACCTGTATGTATGAGATCATAAAAGTATTTACGTAATTTAAAATTGTATGGGTAATTTATGAAAGTAAATACAAGCATGAAATATCTAAAAGATGCCCCTACAGTATTTGTCCATTACCCGATCGGAGCCGGAGGCTGGTTTTTAGCTTCTCTCATATATTTTGCCTACGATCAAAGTGAATCATTTGAATTTGATAATAAGGGATCCGGACACAACAATAGAGCCATACAATACATAAACAATTTCTATAAGGATTTTCTGGGCAGCAAAGAAGGCGCTGACATTCTTGAGGATGCCAATTACGAAAATTTTTCTCAACAACAACGTTTAGCATATCTTCGTGACAATTTGTTGATCTCACCGTTAGCTAAAGATTCAGTGCCTCAGGTAATATCAATTCATTGTAGAAATATTAATATATTTTTAGAAGCTTTTCCAAATTCTAAATGTATACAAATCAATATTACAGACGATCAAAAAAAACTTTGCAGATTTAACTACTTGTTCAAAATTTTGTCAACAACAGAAATAAATTTTGAAACTTTTTGCAGAGACAATGGATTATCAGAAACAGAAATTAAAAACGCCAAAGTTAAAATACAAAATTTAAAAGATCATTTTGACGAATTCGAATGGACGTCAAAATTTATTACAAAATTGAATAAGACCGTTGAAAACTCTCCCGAATTTGATAAAAGAATTCTAGAAATTTTTTATAATGAATACATAAATGATCCAGCTGACTATTTGTTAACAGAAATATGTAAGTTTTTAGAAATATCACTAGAAGAAAATTTACGCAATGACCTTACGGGTTACATTTTCCAATACAGAGCACTGCAACCAAAACTATGAACATACTTATTTTAACACCAGATCGAGTGGGATCTACTTTTCTTCAAAGATATTTAACAATTATCATGCAGTCCTACGATTATGGTAAACCTGTTATCAATCTGCATGAACTAACAAATGGCATAATCAGTTACTACAATGAAAAATTGCAAATGCAGGTCCTAGGAAAGCCAGAAAAATCTCAATGGGGATATTGGCAGCCGTTATCAGAGATTGTAGATAATCTAAAAAATGCAGATCATTATAAAACCAGTAGATTAGCTCTGTATCATTTGAACAACAGACAAGATAATTTAACTGATAAATTAAGTTTTTACAAATATCTAAATGAAAATTTTTACATTATAAGTGCTAGACGTAAAAATTTATTTGAACACGGCATTAGTTGGTGTATTGTGAACGAATCAAAGCATCTTAATGTGTTTACACACGAGGAAAAAATACATGTATTCAGCGATGTGTATAAACGTGGAATACATGTTGACCCCGAAGCTATGACAAACTATCTTGATAGATATGTTGAATACTTGAAATGGGTGTCAGACCATTTTAATGTTAGTACCTATTTCAATTATGAAAAAGACATGCCAAACATTGATCAGTTTGTTTCTAGACTAAACATTTTTCCACCAGGAGAAACTGCTAAATCATGGAAAGATGTATTTGGAATTTCGTGGAAAGAATGGAATAGCTGCCACTATCTCATCAGTGATATGAGCGGACTTTCGAATAAAGTTTCTATGTTAGAAAACTCAGCCAACCAATTAGCAGCATTGCCATCACCGACACAAGACGAACTGCTGAACAATCACACACCACTACCGGCGTTGCTAACAAGAAGTTCTTTAAGTTTAGAAAATCAAAACTTTCTTAGAAATAATATTGAAAAATATTCCGACGTGTACTATAAAATCGATAGTCTAGAAACAGACAGAATTATTACTTCTAAGATGCCTATCAAATTACAGACTCTAGCAGAAAAAGCATTATTGATTAAAAACTTTTCGGAATGTGTTGAAGTATTTAATAAATGGTGTAAGAAAAATCAAAAAGAAGATCAGTGTATAGATATGCAGAATCTTGCACAAGAAGCGTTTGGCGAGGTCAAAGACTGGTACAGCAACTTCACGTCGAGCAATTAGCAATGTTAGATGATCTGTTCCTAACAACTTCAGCCAATCAATGTCTAATAGAATTAGGAATAGACAGCTATGAACAGTGTCTAGATAAAGAATACTTTGCCAACTATCCTTACAGAATATATTATTTTTTTAACAGCCGAGGTTTTCGAGATAATGAATGGCCCAACGATATCAATAATGCTATTTGGTGTGTAGGTGATAGTTTTACAGTAGGACTAGGACAACCATTTGAACATACCTGGCATCAACAACTATCAACATTAACCAAAGACAATATTATTAATATCAGTTTAAACGGAGCCAGCAATGATTGGATCTCTAGAAAGGTCTGCTATATTTTAAAACACGCAGCACCAAAGACTATTTTTATACAATGGAGTTATTTGCATCGTCGTGAAAATAACAACCAACTGTTATTAGACGAACAAAGACTAATGCATCATGATCCACACGATTCTAACGACATTGGAAATTTTTTGAAGAATATCATGGCAGTTGAGTCTAACAAAGCAAATACTAGAATTGTACATTCATTTATTCCCGAGTTTAACAAAATAGATAATAACTATATCATATACGATAAGTTAGATGAAGATCGTATTTTATTTTTTCCAAACATAGATGTTGTTGATAAAGCAAGAGACGGGCATCATTATGGAAAACACACTGCAATGATATATGCAACACAATACATGAATACATTGAAAAATGGCTATTGAACTTTTGGAAAACAATGAAGATTTCACATATATGCTTTTTAAATCAAAGTATATAGAAGATAACATCGATTCAATTTTATATCAAACAGACATAATAGCAAAGACACTGCAATATAGACTAGAATCTGAGACATCCAATGTTACATGGCTATATAAAAAATATAATGTATTTGTTTATGCATCAGGTAGTCCTGCATATTTTCAAATTTATAAAGATCTAAATGAATGTATATCGTTATATTGTAAAAAATATAATGTTCCTACATTTAATCTGTGGATGCGAAATTGGCTAAACTATCACGATCATGCAGAAGCACTGCAATTGCATGATCACGAAGTTATGGCACACGGATATGTTTCTATAGAACCTAGATTCACCGAAACAGTTTTTGTTGATGAATACGATATAGAAAGATACAAAATAATCAACAAAGTAGGGCAGATTTACCTAGGACCGGGAAGAAGAAAGCACTATGTAAAAAATCTAAAAGACTATTCTAAAAAACGAGTCACTCTTGGACTAGATTTAGAAACGAACATGGCGCCAGGAGTTAATCTAGGATGTTTGCCAGTAATAGTATAAAGGACACAGATGGAAATTAAACATGTAACAATTATAGGTGGCGGTAGCTCCGGTTGGATGGCGGCAGCCACACTGGCCAAACTCTGTAGGCATTTGAAAATTACCATTGTTGAATCCAAAAATTATGCAACTATTGGAGTAGGCGAATCAACTCTTGGGCAAATTAATCGATGGTTTAATATGTTAGGTATAACTGATGAAATGTGGATGAAAGACTGTCAAGCTACATATAAAAATAGTATACGCTTTACAAATTTTAGAGACAACGACGGCACTTATTTTGAATATCCGTTTGGAGGATTTGATCTTGAAGACAAACACAACGGACTAAATTCATGGTCAGAATTATCATGTTTATATCCTGAATCGTTTCCGCCCGATTCGTTCGCAGAATTTTATAATACCAGTAACACATTATTGGCAAAACATAACAGGCAAACTAAAAATAAACAATCACGTCTAAAACATTTTGATTTTAATTATGATACTGCCTATCATATGGATGCTACGGCGTTCGGTCAATGGTTAAAAAATAATATTGCTCTCAAGCATGGAGTAGAACTGATACACAATGAAATAGAAAGCTGTATCAAAGATGCCGAGGGAAATATCACACAAATTAAATGTCTAGACGGTCAAATTCTCAAATCAGATCTGTGGATTGACTGCACGGGATTTAAATCTCTTTTGCTAGAGCAATGGATGGGTGAAGATTTTATATCGTTCAGTGATCAGTTAGCCAATGATTCTGCATGGGCATGCCCAATAGAATATTCAGATAAGTCGAGTGAAATCACCAACGTGACTGATTGTACTGCGTTAAACAATGGATGGGTTTGGAATACGCCACTGTGGTCAAGGATAGGAACCGGCTATGTTTATTCTAGCAAGTTTGTTTCAAAAGAAGAAGCAAAACTAGAGTTTAAAAATCATCTAGTGGAAAAATTTGGACAGGATCGAGTCAACGAATCTGTTATGCGCAGTGTCGACATTAGACACGGATATAAGAAAAAAGCATGGGTAAAAAATGTAGTAGGCATCGGACTTTCCTATGGATTTATTGAACCGTTGGAATCTACTGGATTGTTAACGACACATGAAAACTTAATTAGACTAGTCGATGTATTGAATCGTAGATGTGGATACGTTACAAACACAGAGATAAATGGATTTAATTATGCTGTTGAAATAATTTTGCTAGGTTTCAGAGATTTTGTGTCAATGCATTACGGCTTATCAAGACGAACAGACACACCTTATTGGAAATGGTGCACACAAACCAACGAATATCAACCTAAGTTATTTGATGAATATGTGCTGCGACATGGAGGGTACGGAACCTTATTGGCAAATTTAAATTTAAGCAACACATATCCGAGTGATATGCAGGGTGCTACATTTATTACAGCAGGTATGGGTATCAAATCTATATCTACACCAGAAATGGTGCAGGCATATTATAAGTTTCATAGAACAAATTTAAAAATTTTAGAAGATGCAAAAATGAATTACGAAAAGCATAAACTGTATACAGAGAATTTTATAAAAACATTGCCTACTAGTTATGAATTTTTAAGAGATAATATCTACGCTGAAAAAAACTGATATTATGAAAATTTCTATTCTCGACCAATCCACAGTAAACGATATTATGCCGCAGAGTGCGGCAATAAATGAAACAATAGATCTCGCTCAAAAATCTGAACAATGGGGATACCATCGATATTGGGTATCAGAACATCATAACAGTAATTCAGTAGCAGGTACTGCCCCTGAAATATTAGTAGCTGCAATTGCTTCTGTAACAAAAAAAATCAAGGTTGGCAGTGCTGCTGTGTTATTACAGTACTATAGTCCTTTTAAGGTAGCCGAACAATTTTCAGTTATTGAATCTATCGCTCCGGGCAGAGTTGATCTTGGGATAGGACGAGGATTAGGTGCGGACGGATTGGCGTCAAGGGCACTGAATCCCAACTTGATGCCTAATGAAAATTATGAAGAAAAAATAGATGAATTATTGTATTGGACCGAGGGTAGAGATTTGCCCAAAGACAGTATTCACAGCCATGGGCTTGTTTCGGCCAATCCTATGGGACATACAAGTCCAGACATTTGGATCATGGGGTTTGGAATAGACGGTGCAAGAATTGCTGCTGAACGCGGATTGCCGTATTCATACGCACACTTTTTTAATGACGGTGAACATCTAGCACAGGCACTAGACGTCTATAGAGAAAATTTTGTGCCTAGCGAAAGATATCAACAACCATGTGCAAATATTTGTGTATGGGCATTGGCAGCAGAATCTGAAGAAAGAGCAGAATTTATTGCACGGTCGCGATATCATTGGCGTATAGGATTTTTAAAAGGAGAAAGAAAACCATTACAAGATCCTAGCAATTTGACCGAAAACATTTATACACAGGATGAATTGAAGCAAATCAATCTATGGAAATCTAAAGCAATTATAGGTACCAAAGAAACAGTAGGTGATAAAATAAAGCAGTTGACTAATAAATTTGAGATTGATGAAATAGTAATTAATACATGGACTCACAAATTTGATGATAGATACAGATCTTTCAAGTTGATATCGGAAATACCATTATGAAAATACAAAAAACTGATTATTGTAACATTTATGACGACATACTTACTATTGAAGAGCAAATAGCAATTCAAGATATAATTAATTCAAAAAAATTAAAATATCTGTCGTGTGATTATTCTGTAGGACCAGAATTACAAGAGGACAACCAAGATAAAAATTGTCAAGAATATCCACAATTGTCTGCCATGATAATAGAAAATAATGAAGTTTGTAATCGATTTTCTTACGAACTATCTCATGTTTTACGAAAGTTCCTAATGATAACAAAGTTCACATGCAAAAATATTCATAGAATGAAACTGAATTTACAAGAAAAAACAGACAGTTATCCCGAAACAAATTATTTAACACCGCATGTGGATTTAGATATCATGCACAATGTTTTGATATATTACCCTTTCGACAGCGACGGTAATACCTTTCTATTTGAAAAACAATCTACAAAATGGAATATAGTTCAATCTATTGAACCAAAACAAGGACGCTATGTTTTATTTTCAGGCGACCAATATCACTCAGGGCAGCCGCCTACAAAATCAAGTGTGAGAGCTGTTCTTAACATAGATTTTTCATGACACAAATAAAACGATTGTATGCCAACGGTGATTCATTTGTGTTTGGAATGGAAGCCATTGAAGACGACAGCAGACATCCTGACAATAAAAAATATTCATTTGCAAATCATATCGCGACAGCGTTTGATCTTGACTATACCAACAATGCTTACAATGCAGCTACAAATGAATTTATTTTCCGTAGAACTATTTTTGATCTAGAAGAATTTTTAAAAACGTCTAGAGCAGAAGACATATTTGTGATAGTTGGGTGGACATCATTATTCAGAAAAGAAATAGTTGCACAACCCCTGTTCCAACATTTATTAAAACAGCAAAACACAATCTCGGTAAATCCCGATGATCAGGAGTATCATGATTTTGGAACCTTCTTTATTAATCCCAATCAATCTCACGATATAACACTGCATAAAAATAACTATACTAAACACATTAACCTGTCTGATCAGATAACAGAATTTTGTGCTATGTATTTTTGGGATGATCAACTGCAGATACAACAACTCTCAGCCTTGATAATTGCTCTTCACAATTATCTTAAAATGAAAGGATTCAGACACCTATTTGTTAATTGCTGTCTGTCAACTAACCAATCGATTGATTTTGGTATTGATCCAATGGTATGCTTTGATTGGGAAGAAAGTTTCTATTCGTGGGGAACTAAAAAACATCCACAACTGATCCGACAAAAAAACCATTTTCATCATCAGGTGCATAGAGAGTATGCCGATATTCTAATACAATATATCAATGAAAAAAAATTGATGGTATAATACTAGCATATAAATACTTGGCACGAAAAGGGATGACATGAAAAAAATATTTTTTATAAACGGCGGCGCAGGAAGAGTGATAGCAAGTATCCCTGCGCTCGAAGAAAGTGAAAAGCGCGGAGAGCTCGCAGGTATAGTGTGTGAGGGCGGAATGGAGTTTTATCTCGGACACCCTACACTACAGAATAAAGCATGGGATGTCAATCATAAAGGATTATTTGATTCTTTGATCAAGGATAATACCTGTGTGTCGTCTGAACCATATAGAGATCACGAATATTACAATCAAAAAAGCAGCTTACAACAGAGTTTTTGGTTTGAAATTCTAGGCGAAAGAACGACAACTAACAAAAAACCATTGATTGTGTTAAGTAAGCACGAAGAAATGGTAGCAGTAGACGTGCTAACGCAAGTAAGAAAACAACATCAAAAAGAAAAAACGATAGTGATACAACCGTTTGGACGTAGTAGTTCGATGTCTTCTGGTATTGTATATGATGGCAGTTCAAGAAGTCTCGAACAAACAACTTTCATGGATCTAGTGGCTGAATTAAGCAAAGAATACAATATTGTTTACATGGGCGAACATAAATTGGAAGTGGTAAATTTACCTATTTTTCAACCCAACGAACAGATGCCTTTACGTGTTTGGGCAGCAGTTATTGAAGCAGCTGATTATTTTATCGGGTGTGACAGCGTTGGTCAACATATTGCCTATTCATTTAATAAACCAGGTACTGTGATCTGCGGATCCACTTTTCCTATAAACACCACGTACCCAGAACATTTTAATATTGTGGAAAAGAAAGATGCTAAACGTGTGTATAGTCCAATAAGGATTGCAGGATTTGGGTCAGAAGAAGCTGACAGATTAAATGATATGTTGATGAATTTTTCAAAAGACGAATTGAAAGATATAATTGCTGGAATAAAAAAACATATGAAAAAAACTCTAGACAAAGGATAAATTATGTGGATGTTAGGTATAAATGTTGGACACAACGGTGCTACGGCTCTGTATAAAGATACCGAATTAATTTTTTATATTGAAGAAGACAGGTTATCAAGACTCAAATATGATGGCAACCCGTTTGCAGGCATGTTACTTGCTTACGATTATACAGATCATATAGATTATCTTGTCATCTGCGGTACAAGAAACGCATTTGGTCAGGTTCCGTGGACTGGCGAGGATGCCTACACCTGTTTTATTAGGAAAATGCAACCCAACATAAAGGTTGAAACAATTAAATTAGGTGATGATCATCATCTCACACATGCTTTCACTGCTTTTTATAACAGCGGATTTGATGAAGCAGCAGGACTAATCATTGATGGGGCTGGCAGTGGTTGTAGACTAAGTGAAGAACTCATGCACCAAACATGGGAAGTTGAGTCGATTTGGACTATGAATTATCCTGCAGAATTCCAGTGCCACTATAAGAATTATGGCACTAATCTAATTGATAGTTTTACATTGAAAGAAAATGACAGTATAGATATTGAAATCTCTGACATGCACGGTATAGTAAAAAGTTATGAAGCTGTTACCCAATTTTTAGGATTCCACGCCATTGAGGCAGGTAAAACTATGGGACTGGCTCCTTACGGTAAGCCTAATCCAAACATAAAAATTCACGATGGTAGATTTAATAATAGGAGTTTTATCAAGCCTAATTTTCCAGCGGGAAATTACGTAAGGTGCGATCTTGATACCGAACTAACAGCACTCAATGGAAATATATCTTGGCACGATGATCCCGAACTAGTTGGAGATTATAGAAAAGATCTTGCCTATGCTGTACAAAAATCTTCTGAGCAACGAGTATTTGATTTAATAAGAAAAACCATAGAACTTACTGGCATGAAAAAAATTGTCATGGCGGGAGGCTATTGGCTTAATTGTGTAGCAAATTATGAACTTTTAAAAGAATTTCCAAACATTGAATTTTATCACGAACCAGTAAGTCATGACGGCGGCAACGTCATGGGTGCTTGTCAATACATCTACAGACTAATATCAGAAAATACAACCAAGACTCCTTTAACAAGTTTATATCTAGGTCCTGATAGATCAGCTGACTATGAAAATGCAGATTTCAGTGGCTTTACCGTGGTAGACACCAGTGCTGCTGACGTAGCAAAACTAATTGCTGAAGGTAACATAGTCACGTTATTTCAAGGACGCAGTGAAGCTGGTCCTAGAGCACTAGGAAATAGAAGCATATTGTTTGATCCAACGGTCAAAGACGGAAAAGATATTGTTAATATTATTAAAAAGCGTGAATGGTTTAGGCCGTTTGCTGGTTCGTGTCTTGCAGAAAAAGCCGGCGAATGGTTCGATCTAAGAACAAAAAACGAGACACCTTTTATGATGTACGCAGTCGATGTGTTGGAAAACAAGAGAGATTTAATTCCTGCAATTACACACGTTGACGGAACATGCAGAGTTCAAACAGTAACTGCCGAACAAAATAAACACTACTACGAATTGATTTCAGAATTTGATAAGATTAAAGGAGTTCCAATTTTATTCAATACCAGTTTTAATCTTGCAGGAGATCCATTAGTTGAAAAACTTGTAGAAGCACTAGATACATTGAAACGTTCTGACATGAAATATCTATGGTTGCCTGAAATTGGCAAATTGTTAACTAAGGAATAAATGATTAAAGGCTTTGAGCAAATTCCAAGAGACTAGGAAATTCTTGAATTTTAAGTTGATGTGTCAACGCCAATGCCTTTACATTTACTTCACTGTTGGCAGGTTTTATAAGCACTGGTAGGGCTTTTACTTTCGCTGCAGCCTTTATATCGTTGGCTTCGAACCCAACGTAATAAGATTTAGACCAATCTACCATACCTTCATTTTGTGCTTTTTCAAACATGCCTGCATTGGGCTTAACATAGGGATCATTTTTATCTGTTCCAGGCGCATAGTATGCATTTTTTATTCTGCCGCCTAGCCGTTCTACACCTTCTCTGGTAGAAGACAATATGTTTTCAAAATCCTGTATAGATAAATTTTTGGTTTTCTTTGATGGCTGTCCGGAAATAATCAATAAATCATATCCTTTTTGAGACAGTAGTTGCACAGCAGTTTCTACACCGTCTGCTAATTGAAGTTGATCACCAGGAGTGAACGGTTTAGAATTATCAAAAAAAACTCCAAACAACGTAATTCCTAAGACTTTTCTATTGGCCTGAATAGCCCAAATATCTCGCATATAATCACTGTATCGACCCATAATAACCTCTATTTTAAACTACTTAGCACTAGCGAACGAATCAACTTAGATTTCTGGAAACTTGTTTAAGCTAGAGCATAAATACTATACCTATGTCAAACTCTAACTTTTTTAAAACCCTCAGGGTAGATCCTAAAGAAACTGCGTATCTTGATCGACAAACTGCGTCGAATGGCGACATCGCCTATGACAAGCAGGTAAAAACTCTACGAGTATTTGATGGAACAACCAAGGGCGGCGCAGCTTTATCTCGAGCAGATTTAGTCAATGTGACCACTAACACATTCCGCGTCAAGTCTACAGAATCAAAGTTGGCCACAGTAACTTACACAGTTACAATCACTGGTCCTCAAGGTGGAGATACCGGAAACAAATATAATCTCAACGGTGTTTATCGTCCTATCCCTAATTTTGTGGTAGGTTATACCTATGTGTTCATACAGGATGATCAAACCAACGTTTATTTTCCAAATGCCAATGGTACCACCATTAACCAACATCCATTAAACTTTTCCGCAGATAATCTTAGCGGCATCATTGGCGGCGGCACCAGCTACCTTGTAGATGTGCGTTACTTTCTTGACAGTGTATCAGTAACCCAGGCAGTCTATAATAGTTCAGCATTTAACACAGCGGTTTCTAGACAGGTATGGATCACAGTGACCAACGTCACACCTGCTGTCTTATACTATTGGTGTTGGAATCACACAGCTATGGGCAATAGTATTGCAGTAGCCGATCCCGGATCGGGTACTGGTACCGGCGGAGTGTCAGTAGAAGACAGTGTGCCTACTACTACAGATTCAGGCAGCTTATGGCTAGATACCAACACCGGCATACTTTATGTTTATTACGACGACGGTACTTCCGGACAATGGATCCAACCAACGTTTCCTTATCCCGATGTTACAAACCTAGCCACTATTTCATCTCTATCAGCTGTAGCAACTTCTGGCAATTACAGTGATCTGGTCAATACTCCCTCTCAATTCGAGTTAAGTGTGGCTGCTGATGATTCCACACAGATATCTATTTCTTCGGGAGAAACAATACGATTTGTAGGCGCAGGGGGAGTAACCACAACCAGTGATGGCGACGGCACGATCACTATAACAGGTGGTGGAACTACTGGTAACGTTACATTTTCAACAACAACTATAGATTCCACCGATTCGTCGGCTATAATTTTTACTCCTGCTGTGGTTATGCAATCAGATCTCACAGTACAGAACGACTTAACAGTTAGTAATCTGTTGACTACAACATCTATCGATGTTGACAACATACGATTAACGGGCAGTCTGACAACACAGGGATCGGGCACTCCTGAAATCGTTTCAGATAATGAAATATTGCTAACAGCAGGCACCCGTGTGCAAATAACTTCAAGTCCTTTAAAAATGGCATCTTTTACATCTGCAGCAAGAGATCTTTTGACAGCGGTCAACGGCGATATGATATATAATACCACAACAAATAAGTTTCAAGGACGTGCCGCTGGCGCATGGGTAGATCTGCATTAAGCTATGGAAAAAAAATATTATCAGTTAGGCACCCGTACTGAAGCTGAATGGGATGAGTTAAATGCAGAATTAATACGCACAGGTCAAATAAGCCAATACGTACCTGAAAGAACTGTAGACTGTGTAGATGATCAACTGCACAGTCTTACTCGAGGCACCTATCTACTCAGTGATGCTGAGGCAGAGCAGTTAAAAAACGATCCAAGAATAAAATTTATCAATCTAGATTACAAACGCTATTCAGAATTCACACCACCGCCCGACGAACTGCACTCAGTAAGACCAGATTTAGTAAACAGATATGCATCTAGTGTAAAAAATTACAGAGAATTTGAAGCTTCCAACACACCGGCAGCAACACCCAATACCTCAGACGTCAACAGAACTGGATATCAGCTCTATAGATGCACACAGAAATTAGATCCTTGGGTAGATGCTGCGCTGGCAGACAATGCAGTAGTCGATACCAATATCCCACAATACGGGACAGGCAAGCACGTAGATGTCATAGTTGCAGATGACGGCACCTGGATCGGCCATCCAGAATTTCAAAGCAATTCTCTGTCTGATTCTAGTCCGTTTGCAGCTGTGCCAAAACCCAACGGATACACGGGTGGCAATTTACTTCCAGGCAACGGCACCTGTGATCTATTAGATCTTGTGTTGGATGCTCCATATTACATTGATCCTGATTGGTTCAATGCTGATCCTGCAACAAGATTAATCACTAGGTGGGACGGCACCACGGTACCTGTGGAGTCAGTGGCAAGATCATGGTGGTCAGACAACTCTCAACGCAGCGCACAGTTTGCAAATGCAGGTACAGTGAGTGTTACTGCTTCGTATACTAGGGCAAACTGCAATGGCACTAACGCTGCAATATCTAATGAAGGCGACCACGGCACCTGTTGTGCTGCACTGACCTACGGAAGAACACAAGGTTGGGCCTATAACGCTAATAAATGGGTGTTAGATCTCTACGGCGGCTACGGTGCAGGCATAGAACAGGGCTTTGATATAATGAAAATATTTCATACGGTAAAGCCAGTGAACACTCTTTTTAATACTAGAAATCCCACAATAACAAGTAATAGCTGGGGCTATCGAGCCAACAAAGATCCCGGCGGAGCAACTTATTATTACACTCATAGATCAACCAGCAACACTACTTATACCACCGAAGTAGGAATAAATTGGCTGAGCCATATGGGCACACAGGGCGATAGCGGTCGCTGGAAAAGTGAAATGAAAACAAATTCACTAACCACAGCGCAAGAGGAACTGATTACCGCCGGAGTGATTTTTGTTGCAGCATCCGGGAACAGCAATCAAAAACAGGTGAACAGCAGTCATCCCGACTATAACAATTTTATTACCACCACCAGTGGCGGAAGTCTAGCTAATTCCACGTTCAGTGAGTTTGGAGTTGCAGTATATGGCACAACGAATCGCCGAGGATTCCCTCAACAAGGCGGACAATATACCGATGCCAATGGCGCAGTGATTTATCCTGTGATCAATATAGGTGCATTGGATGATGATTACAAAACTTCAAAAGAAGCCAAAGTTTCTTACAGCGATAGAGGAAACAGCATAGATGTGTATGCTCCTGCAGATGGCACCTTGGCAGCTAATAGAAGCTATGCCACAAACTGGCCAAGACCTGATACCTATGCTACTCTCAGCGTCAATGCCGGAAATACCACTGACGCTGCCTTTAGCGGCACAAGTGCTGCCTGTCCTGTGGCCACAGGATTCATAGCCACAGTGTTGGAATGGAATAGAGACTGGTCCTGGGTGGAAGTCAAAGCATGGCTGCAATCTCTAGAAACACAGGAAGCTGCCGATTTTTACTTTGGTACAGAATCAACTACAGTTAATACAGCCAATTGGCTGGATTATGAAAGTCTCGAAGGAGGCGATGCTCGAGTGATTTATCAAGGGATGATTGACGCTAGATTCAGGCCTGGACCAAGAATACTATCAACGGGGTTAGTAGTGAAAGGTCTTCGAATTAGGAACCGATAAATAGTTTATTAGGATAAAACATGCCATTAAATTTTCCAAGTTCTCCTGCAGTTAACCAAGTTTATACCGAAGGTCAAAAATCTTGGCGATTTACCGGCTCTGCATGGAATTTAATTACCAGTGGATTTGATTTTTCTACTGCCCCTAGTTTTACCAATATAGCTGTAGCTGGACAATCTACCATAGCAGCAGACACTGCCGCGGATACTCTTACACTGGTGGGTGGATCTGGAATCACAATTACCACCAATTCGGGTACAGACACAGTGACAATCAATTCAACTGTGTCCGGTATAGGATCTTTAACATTTGTAGGAACCACTGTAGATAGTGCAGACAGTTCCGCGATCACATTTATACCTGCAGTTGCCTTTGATTCAGATGTGATAGTAGGCAATGAAATTGTATTTGCAGACGGTACCAAACAGGCCACAAGTGCGGTAGGTGTTCCGGGACCGGCGGGACCGGCGGGACCGGCGGGAGCTTCAGGAGCAGGTACTGGTGATGTCCTTAGCTCCGGTGGCGGCTACGTTGATAACGCTATCATACGCTACGACGGTGTTACTGGTACTATTATACAAAACAGCTCTGCAACTATATCAGATGTTGGACTACTTACGGCCACCAACTTTAGTGGCGGTGGTACGGCACTTACTGCCTTAAATGCCGCAGAGTTAGCTTCAGGTATTATACCCGATGCAAGATTTCCATCTACGCTACCTGCAGTAAGCGGAGCGAATCTCACAGCACTTCCCGCAATACTGCCAGCTGCTAGTGGTGTCAACCTCACCGCTCTCAATGCCACACAGCTAACTTCGGGCACTGTACCGGTGTTGAGATTGGGAGATTCTGGAATCAGAGATGCTACCACCTATCTCAGAGGTGACAATACCTGGGCCTCAGTTTCGGCAGGCGGGTCTGACAGTTTTAGTACCATAGCAGTAGCAGGACAAACTTCAGTGGTGGCTGATTCAGCCACGGACACTCTTACGCTGGTTGCTGGTAGCGGCATAACGATAACCACAGTCGCAGGCACAGACACTATCACCATCACCAGCACAGCCTCGGGAGGCGCCAGTGCGTTTGATGACCTTACAGATGCAGTTTCTGCTTCTCTGACCATAGATCGAATATATCTTCCAGCAATCACCATGCTGGATGTAACTGCCAATGGTACATCGGCCTATAGATTTGATCAGTATGGAACCGCAGATGATCCTACCGTATACGCTATCAATGGCACTACTATTGCATTTAATTTAGCCGGAGCCTCCGGACACCCGTTCTTGATACAAGACGGCACTGGAGTAAACTACGATACTGGCCTAGTGCATGTGAGCACTACTGGCGCAGTTAGTACAGGTTCAGCGGCCCAGGCCAAAACCAGCGGAACACTGTATTGGAAAATTCCTTCCTCCATATCAGGCGGCTACAGATATCAGTGCCAATCTCACCTAGGCATGGTAGGAACTATAACTGTCAAGAACTTCGTCGCTCTCTAATTGAGATAGTTCTAGCCTATATTTTTAAGTTTATTGTCTAACTTTTGTCTAATAGACAAAATATTTTGTCTCATATCCGAGCCGATAGAAGGCATTTGTTTAGTAATAACCATTTCAATGTGCATGCTATCTAGTTTTTTAACTTCGACAACTAATTTGTTCAACAGCCCGTTGGCTTCTTGTTTAAATTCGCCTTCTGGAATTTGTTGAATTTTGTCTAGATACCGTTGATAGTCTTGTTGAAATCTATTAGATTTCTGTAATAGGTTTGACATTTTCTAACTCCATAATAGTTTCGATTTTAATTCTGATCACTTGATTGTTTAGTGTGGTTTTTAAACCCAAATGCAGTTGTTTGGGGAGGTCATCGAGATCGGCCCAGCACACAGTCCTCACAGCAGAGTTCAAAAACTCTTGATCCACTACACACACATAGGTACCGTATTCAAACCCTCGGTCCTCTGACAGATATAATTCAATAGGTAGAATCCTACCGGTAGTGTACTCGTCTAGCAGATTTTCGGCATCTTCCAATAACGGTCCCGATCTTACGAAGGTGGGCACAGTCCATCGTTGATCCTCGAGAATCAGCAGAATTCTACCTGTGGTTTTAGCTAAGAATAGTAGTCCGGCACGCTGTTGCATCTGTGTACTTAGTGTCAGATCAACCTAAAGTTCCAACGTCCTGGCGCATACTCCCCTTCAAAGGCCTTGAGCCATTGTTCTCCATCCCACTTGTATTTGATACCTGTACGTATGTTTTGGATATAGGTCGCTGTGAAATCTTGGCCAGCAACAGCAGCATCTTGTAAAGTATTATCATCGGGATCCCATATCGTAGACCAGGTAGATCCCGACCATTCTATAATTGAGTTTGCTTTGATTATAGGGTCTGTACCATCTTGGTTTTCCCACGACGAGTCGTTGTTACTGGGGTCTCTCCATGCCTGGGGTCCGCGATAAGGTATGTTGGTGCTGTCTGCAGGATTGCTTGGGTATTCGATGAATCCTCCACGATTAGCACTGTTGTTGACATCCTCTAACATGAGGAATCGTAAGCCTATAGGTATCGCTGTATAACTGCCATATACTTCTAATGGATTGTACTTATAGGGATCGATAATAGCATCTACGGTACCTCTAGTTTCTATTGCGCTTTCAATATCAGTGTTGGCAGGATAAGTATCCGGATCCAGTGTCACCGATAACACAGTCCTATCTAAAGGATTGATCACAAATGTACCAACGATTTCACTGTCATCCTCTTTGAGAAAAAACACATCGCTGCCTGCAACATATCCGCCTTGTACTTCTAGGATACGATCCCATTCTATAGGCTCACCATTTTTATATTCTTGAGCATCTAGTCCCAATGAGAGAACTGCTGCGTCAGGATTGACCAGTGTGAGGTCGTACTGATTATCTGTAAGATTTCCAGTATTAGATTTAAACAGCAGCACACGGTATCTATTAGTAGTTGTGGTAAATGCACCTTTTGCACGATTATATACTAAACTTTCTAGATCCACTATATCGCCGCTATCCATAAACACGTTTGAAACAATAGTCTGTACGATACCTAATTTTTTCACTTTAGCAGGCGCAGTGATATAGATTGGAATTTCAAAATCTAAAGTACAAACATCTATCTCACTTTCTGCACCGGCAGGAATAGTTCTAGAAGTAAAGTTAGTGCTGGTAAGATACAAGGTGCTGAGACTGGTCCAGTCTAGATAGTTGTCTGTGGTCTGCAGTTCCAAACTGGGATTAAACAATACCAAAATCTGTTCTAATAACTGCAGTTTTTGATCTGTGTTCGAAGTCCATATGTCTGCTTTCATGGTCATCTTGAAAGGTGTTGGTGCCAGTCTTTCTACTGTGTAGTTACCACCCTGCGCATTTTGATATTCTCTAGTTCCCGAAGCATCTGTGAATCTACGTTCTCTTACATGTACCTTAGAAACAAATGTAGGATCACTGAGCCGCGACGTATCCATTTCTAGAGCACTGATATAACAGCTGATCTTGGGCACCGACGGCATTTTATTTTCTGAGTTTTCTTTGATTATGGCAGCTACCTGGCGGGTCATGTCACCATAGCTCACAGGCACACTGATCTCATCACCATTGCCTGCCTTGTATTTGAAACCTATGAACACACGCATGAACTGCGTGACATAGCGCCTTATTTGCCCGTCATAGAAAAAATCCATTATTCGTCCGCCTGTGGTCTAAGTGCCTTGGTAAGGCTCTGTTTTTCTTCTGTCTCATGTCCATCTATAGTAGTAACTGTAGTATTATTCACAAATGTGGCCTTTTGTGTCTGACGAATATCTTTACCAGCATAGGTGCCACCTGCAGCTACATCACTGGCTCCGAGATTGTTCATGGTCATACGTACATTGTCTTCAAATTTAGTCCAACGTCTGCCATCAAATCTAAACAGTCTGTTGGGCAGATAGTCAGTTCTAAGAGCAAACTGTCCCACTGTGGGATTGATAGGAAACGCTATACCTGCAGATAAATTCACTGCAGTAAATGGAGCACCGTTGGGTGGTACACCATCTTTGGTTAGATATCCATTATAGCCATCGCCGTCTGCAGGCATTAACACCGAGCTAGCAGTCTGTCCTGCGTAGATAGGATTGCCGTCCGTATCAATCAACGGTGTGCCATTTATGTCAGTGGCCTGCGTCTCAGTATCCACGGTCACAGCAGTGGCATCTACAGAAGTTAATTCTGCTGTGCCATCCTCTGCTCTCTGCAAGGTATAGAACTTGCTGGTGTCATATCCACTCTTAGGAGCATCTGCTTCTGCTTGATTTAAAACAGCTGAAGTGATCTGCATTTCTTTGTTGTAGGTTGATATGATATCTTTCAGCGTGTCGGCAATCACATAGTAGGGATTATTTAATGAACCTGGCGGTGCTATTCCAGTGACTTCTTGAGTTACTTGATATTTCTTGCCGTCTGTGCCTGTAACAATATCTCCAGGATAGTATGTGATGTCAGCATTGTAGGCGCCACGATCCGAGTCTGTGTTGGCGATACCGTCTAGGATCTGTTTGTATTCTTGGCTGTCTACCAATGGTTTGCATTTGGCTCTGTATAGATGTGGATACCATGTCACAGAAAATCCTTCCGCAGCCCTAGAAACTTCTTCTATAACATAGAATCTTTTTAACGCATACTGCAGATCATTCAGAGCATACTCGTCTGTGAGATGCGGCAGCTCTATTACATCACCTGCTATGATTTTTCTACCAATTTTTTCCACAGTGTCTGTGATGTGGAAGGTAATAAAAATAGTGTCGTTCTGCAGAAACAGTCCAAATTGGCTGAGATTGAAATCTATGTCTGAAAGATTATACACACCTCTCAGCAGATAAACGTCTGGATCATATTTACGATCACGATTTTCTAAGAACAATAGATCCTGTATGTTGAAGGGATCGTCTGTGTTATATGTGGGAGTAGAAGGCGTGTTGCCCTGTACCGCAGCATCAGGGCCAAGATATTTGTGCACCAGCACATCCGTGCCGCCAACCTGGAACATTTCCCAAACGGTATTATTGATAAATTTATAATCATTGCCTTTTTGAGGCCGGTAGAGACTGAGTCTTGGCATAGTCATATATTTACCGCTGCGATAAATACTATCATGAGCACAACTGATCAAGCAAAACAACAGGTTTTCGACTATTGTAAGGCCATGCTGGGCGACGGCATGATCGATATAGAACTAGACCCTATACACTACGAAACAGCACTTAACCGCAGCCTAGCGGTATTTCGGCAGCGCAGCGACAACGCTGTGGAAGAAAGTTATTGTTTTCTAACACTAACCGAAAGCATCAACGATTATATCCTGCCCAAAGAAATACAACAGGTTCGTCAGATATTCCGTCGTTCGGTGGGATCTAGAACGGGTAATGGAACAGGCGGCACAGTATTCGAACCATTTAATTTGGCCTACTCTAATACCTATTTGTTGAGTTCTACTAACATGGGCGGATTGGCCACTTATGAATTATTCTCACAATATCAGGAACTGGTAGGTAAGATGTTTGGGTCTTTTATAAACTTCACATGGCATCCGCAGAGCCATAAATTGATCATACACCAAAGACCTAGAGGCGAAGAGTCAGTGATGCTACAGGTCTATAACACCAAACCGGACTTTGCCATCATAGATGACGTGTATTCTGGACAGTGGATCAAGGACTATACCTTGGCCAACTGCAAGATGATGCTGGGCCAGGCTCGCGAAAAATTCGCACAGATAGCAGGACCACAGGGCGGATCGGGTCTCAACGGTGCTGCTATGAAAACTGAAGCTACTGCAGAAATGGAAAAACTAGTGGATGATCTAATGAAACTGGTACCAGGCGGCAGTGGATATTCTTTCGTAATTGGCTAAAAACTCTTGACTCCGTGATTGATCTATAGTATACTGTCTTTGTAAGGAGACATTTATGATTATAGGGGTATGTGGTTTTATTGGCAGCGGCAAGGACACAGTCGCAGACTATCTGGTTAACTTTCACGAATTTAGACGAGAATCATTTGCCAGCACACTGAAAGATGCGGTAGCAGCAGTATTTGGTTGGGACAGAACCATGCTGGAAGGTCGTACCAAAGCCGCACGTGAATGGCGAGAGCAGGTGGATCCGTGGTGGGCCAAACGACTGGACATGCCTACACTGACTCCTCGATGGGTCCTACAATATTGGGGCACAGAAGTCTGTAGAAAATCCTTCCATGATGACATATGGATAGCCAGCCTAGAAAACAAACTACGAAATTCACAGGACCACGTTGTAATCTCAGACTGCCGTTTTCCTAATGAAATCTCCAGTATACGTAATGCAGGTGGCAGAATCATCTGGGTACAACGTGGTCCATTACCTGAGTGGTATGACACTGCCGTGGCAGCTAATCAAGGCTATAATTGGGCACATCAAGATCTCAAAATGCGTAAAATACATGCTTCGGAGACTGCTTGGGTAGGCACAGAGTTCGATCATGTCTTGATTAACGATCACAGCATAGATGAGCTCTACGACACAGTGAAATCAATAGTCAGCAACGAGATCACCTTGACGCCAAGTGACTCCCTCTTTGCTCAAAACGCCAGCACAGTTTAAACATACAGTTTTTAGATTCGCAGGACGGCAGTTGTCTAGATTGCCGTCCATGTGAAACACCCTAAATACTTCCGCATGCGGCGACCTGAATCCGCATTTCTCACATTGAGATTTCATCTTATAGCCACTGCGTAACCACCGTGGTACTCCTGTATATACACCATGAGCCAAGCAGATTTCACAAAGACTTCTGTAATAGGTCTTGGAATTTTTCTTGTAGTTCACAGCACAGGGTCTTGCACCGCACTTGCATAATGGTCGCATACAGATATTTAACGCTTCTGTACCTTTTCCACCCCTTTTGACCTTGTATTAACCATCCATTTTTGTTGCGCACGGCTAAATATTATGAGCAACTATTACCAGGAGAAAATGGGATGGCACTACAATCACCAGGCGTACAAGTTACGGTAATCGACGAGAGTTTTTATACACCAGCAGAACCTGGTACTACACCTCTTATCGTAGTAGCAACAGCGCAAGATAAAACCAATGGAGCAGGCACAGGCACTGCATTGGGTACCACAGCGGCCAATGCTGGCAAGGCCTTTAAGATAACCAGCCAGCGTGAACTAACAGAAACATTTGGTGTTCCGTTCTTTGAGAAAACAGCCAGTGCTACTCCTGTACATGGTTCAGAGCGCAACGAATATGGACTGCTTACAGCCTACAGTTTATTAGGTGTAAGCAATGCTGCTTTTATTGTAAGAGCAGATATTGACCTAGATGAACTAGAAGCACAGACTGACGCTCCGGGAGCGAATCCCAATAACGGCCAGTGGTGGATTGATACACAGGCCACAACCTGGGGTGTTCAAGAGTGGAACGGCGCTGCCGCTACCGTTGTAGGCGGCCAGAAATTCACATACAAGGTGCCAATTGTACTCACAGACGCAGATTTTCCCTCTAAGATCACAGGCAATGCTCCAAAAGAAGGAGTAGGTAAGATCGGTGACTATGCAGTTGTATTTCGAACTGTAGAAGGTGACACTTCATTCGGTGCAGAAGAAGAATATGCTAGAATATATTATAAATCTGCAGGTAACGGTGGCGTATCCGGCGGCGGAACAGCTGTTGATGCAGGCGAATGGGTATTAGTTGGATCTAACGAATGGGCAGCTAGTTGGCCAGTAGTTAGTGGCACAGCAGTTAGTGGCTCAGTGAGCTATAACTTTTATGTCAACAACCAACTGATCGCTGGATCAGGAAATACTGGGGCAATAGCTACAGCCATTAATGGTGCAAGCATCCAAGGTGTTAATGCACAGGCTATTAGTGGTAGATTATACATTTATTCTGATGGACGATCAGCAGCTGATGGAACTCCTTTAGATTCATCAGGCCCAGACGGTCGTGTTTTACTAGAAAACGGAACCACAGCTCTTAGCGCACTAGGTATTACAGCAGGAGTTTATCTAAGCCCACGCCTAGCACAGCAGCCTCATACATCTATACCTAGCTACAAACGTAGTGAAAATACAGATACCGTCGGTGGAGCAGCCACTGGCAGTGTATGGATTAAAACCACAGAACCTAATAACGGTGCTCGTTGGAGAGCCAAGCGTTGGAGTTCAGCAACACTGTCATGGGTCAGCTATGAAGCACCTATCTATGACACTACAGCAGCAGCACTGTACTATCTAGATCGCAGTGGTGGTGGAGCAGGTATTCCAGAAAGTGCATTATTCACACAGGCCAATGCCAAAGAAACATCGGGCTTTGACACAACTCCTACAACAGCTACATTTAGACTATGGCGTAGGAATATTGCAGTTGGTGCAGCTACCAGTATTACTAGCAATGTTATCAAGGTTGGTACATTAGGATCTTCGGGTACTAAAACATTTACCATTAGTGAATCACTAAAAACTACACTTGCTCTAGACACTGCAAAAACAATAACATTCACAGCAGTCAATACCAGCGCAGATGCAGAACTAATGGCAGCGGCTATCAATGCAGCTGGCTTTACCAACATTGTGGCTTCTGTTACAGAAGTTAGTGCAACATCTAACAGACTGATTATCAGTCACATACTGGGCGGAGATTTTAGACTAGAAGATACTGGCGGCACCCCAGTAGCCAGTACTTTCACTGCCTACAACATAGATACACTAGCAGGCACAGAAAACTTCTACGCAGCAGAAACTGCTACCGGAGGCTATCTAGCTTCTGGATGGAAACCACTAGCAGCGTCGGATCCAAGATTCGCTGCCTCCGGTGATGCTCCATTGAACGAACCACAAGACGGGCAGTTATGGTATAATCCTAATTTCTCAGAAGTGGATCTAATGGTACACAACGGAAACACATGGGTTGGCTATCGTCATTTGACAGCCCCTTACTATGAAGCAGCCACAGCAACATTGAGAAATGGATATCTACCTATCGTAGCTGCTTCTAATCCCTACAAGCAAGGGACCACAGCCAATGGTGATATATGGATCAGCACAGCAGATCTAGAAAACTTTCCAACCATTTACAGATACAATACCAACTTGAGTGATATACCTGATCTTGCGCAGCGTTGGGAACTAGTGGACAAAGCAGATCAGACCACAGAAGAAGGTGTGTTGTTTGCAGATGCACGTTGGAATACCGCAGGTACTTCAACAGTAGCCAGCTCCATAGAAGATTTGATTACCAACAACTTCTTAGATCCAGATGCTCCAGACCCTGCACTATATCCTAAAGGTATGCTGCTATGGAATCTGCGTCGCAGTGGTGGTAACGTTAAACAGTATCAAAACAGCTACATCGATACTACTGCTGATAATCCAAGAACCGGAACAGCTACTCTAGCAGGCGACGCATTCCAAAGCGGTGAAAGTATGGAAACCTATGCTACAGACCGCTGGACCACAGCTAGTGGCAACAATGAAGATGGTTCAGGATCATTTGGTCGCAAAGCACAGCGCAAGGTTGTAACACAGGCCTTGAAGAGTGTGGTTGATACCAGTCAAGAAATACGTGACGAAGAACGCCGTAACTTCAATATCATAGCTGCTCCTGGTTATCCAGAGCTGTTGAGCAACCTAGTAAACCTAAACATTGATCGCGGTGTTACTGCGTTTGTGGTAGGTGATACTCCATTGCGATTGGCAGCAGATGCAACATCATTAACCACTTGGGGCTCAAATGCCAACCTAGTCACAGACAACGGTGATGACGGCATTGTTACATATGATGAGTATTGTGCAGTTTATTATCCAAATGGATTTACCACTGATCTCAGCGGTTCTCCTGCAGTGGTTCCAGCCAGCCACATGATGCTGAAAACTATCACACTCAGTGACAATGTCAGCTTTCCATGGTTTGCTCCAGCAGGAACACGCCGAGGCGGAATTACCAATGCCACAGCAGTGGGCTTTATAGATGCTGCTACAGGCGAGTTTCAAACAGTTGCTCTAAATGAAGGGCAGCGTGATACACTGTATGATCTAAAAGTTAACCCAATCCCATTCTTTAACGGAATAGGACTGGTAGCACATGGTCAAAAGACTCGTGCAAGAAATGCTTCAGCACTAGATCGTATCAACGTAGCACGTCTAGTGGTATACCTACGCAGCCAGTTGAACAAACTAGCTCGTCCTTATATATTTGAGCCTAACGATCAAATTACACGTGATGAAATAAAACAAGCTGTAGAAAGTCTATTATTAGAGCTAGTGGGACTAAGAGCACTCTACGACTTTGCGGTTGTTTGCGACGAAAGCAACAACACTCCGTCGAGAATAGATCGAAACGAACTGTACGTTGATATCGCAATTGAACCTGTGAAGGCGATTGAGTTCATTTACATTCCGTTACGTGTCAAGAACACAGGAGAAATTTAAAAATGGCAATTACATCACTGAATAATTTAGGTATTCCAACTACCAACGCAGCTGGCAGCACACAGGTGTTGTTGATGCCTAAATTAAAATATCGCTTTAGAGTTACACTGTTGGGATTTGGTGTTGCCGGATCAACTGAACTAACTAAACAGGTTCAGGACGTAACTAGACCCAAAGTATCATTTGAAGAAATGACTCTAGATGTCTATAACTCCAAGGTCAAGCTGGCTGGAAGATACACACTGGAAAACATCACTCTGACCTTGCGTGATGATGCTAGTGGGCAGGTACAAAAACTTGTAGGACAACAGATCCAGAAACAATACGATTTTGCAGAACAGGCATCTGCTCGGTCAGGTATTAATTATAAATTTACAACGAAAATCGAAGTTCTCGACGGCGGCAATGGCGGGTTAGTTAATGCAACTTTAGAAACTTTTGAATTAGTCGGATGTTTTGTACAAAACGTAGATTACGGTGATGCTAATTATTCAACCAACGAACACATGACTGTGGCTCTAACTATCGCTTACGATAACTTGTTACAGTTTAACGGAATAGCAGCCTCCGGTAACGTCGAAGGTATAGGCGCAGCAGTAGTTAGGGGAATAGGTAACGCAGTTACTGGTGCCGGTACTCCGTAATAACAGCAAAAACAAAAAGCCTCCTAAGGGGGCTTTTTTTGTGGCATAAATATTTGTATGGCAAATTATTTCACAAGATTTCTAAATGGAGCTGCTCAAGGATTGTTAACCCCAAAAGGTAACATGTCCAATTACAGTCATGCTACCAAGCTGTTTATAGACGGTAACATGAGGCTGGCTCCTCGCACAAAATTTAACTATTATGTAAGATTTGAGATAGATAAGGCAGCTATAAAAGCTCCTGCGTTCAGCAACAAACATCACGAAGAAATTGGCCTATTGGTCAAAACAGCAGAGCTACCAAAATATAATTTTGACAGTGTTGTAAAAAATCAGTACAATAGAAAAAGAATAATATATAAAAATTTTAACTACGAACCGGTGAATATAACCATGCATGATGATGCTACCGGAGTCGTGAGTGCTATGTGGGCAGTTTATTACGGGTACTATATTGCTGACAGACAATTGCCTGCTGCTGCATTTGAAGGCGGTCTGAAATACCGTCCAACCAATACCGGTAAAGATAATTTTCGTTACGGCATGGATAATAATGTATCAACAGGCTTCTTTAAATCTGTTAGCATTTATACCATGGCACGTAGAAGATTTTTAGGTTACACCTTGATTAATCCAAGAATTAAATCTTGGAGTCATGGCAATATGGATTATGCTGCTAGTGAATTTGCAGAAAGCACCATGTCTTTGGAATATGAATCGGTCAAATATTCCGCAGGGCAAGTATCCTATGGTAGTCCTAAGGGATTTGCCACACTGCACTATGATTCTGTGCCAAGTCCTTTATCTGTAGCAGGTGGCGGTGTGGCAACATTGACCGGAGAAGGCGGAGTCTTAGACGGTCTAGAACAGATATTTGGCAACCTTGGATCCGGTGCAGTATTCGATAGTCCTGGTGGATTCTTAAGCACTGCTATAGCCAGCATCAACACCTATAAAAATATTAAATCATTGACTCCGGCACAGTTAAAATCAGAAGCCATTAATATACTCAGTGATCCAGGAAATATATCTTCAGCTATTAGCACTGTCGGCGGAGTAGTAGGAGCTGTGTTTCCAAGAAGTGCAACGCAGGCCCCCGCTACCACTGCCACTCAAAGATCACTAGTGGGAGATTTCCCCCCGGGACCTGGGAACGTAGCATAATATGGCGACTAATCTACCAGCATTTGAAATACAAGACAGTGCCGCAGGCACAAAACTGTATTTCGACACCTACGGCGAAGCTGCATTAGAGTTTCCGGCCAATGACGTTACGGTCGCTGTGAGTTTTTTCACTGCTGCTGGATTTGACACAGACGCAGCAGCCACAGTGGCCATGACACTGCTTCGTCAGGCCAAAATTGACGCCACTCCCATCTCGCAGATTCTAGACACATTGAAAGGATTTCCATCTAAATCATTAAGTCAACTGGTAGGAGAGATTTTAAACAACAATCGAGTGCCAACCAGTCTTTTAGGTTTCAGAACTACTGATGCGAAACCAACTGTACAATCAAGAAACATAGCTGCATAATGGGAAAATTTGCACAGGGTAAATTTGAAATGAAAAACCCTGCCAAATATGTAGGGTTAAAGACTCCATTGGCTCGCAGCAGCTGGGAATTTGTGTTTATGAGAATGTTAGATGAGCACCCCGGAGTACAGAACTGGGCCAGCGAAAGTATCAAGATACCTTACAGGGATCCCCTTACTGGTCGCAGTACCATATACGTACCTGATTTCTTTGTGGTGTATCAAGACAAAAATGGCTCTAAACATGCAGAAGTTGTAGAGGTTAAACCTTCTAATCATACCTTCAGAGAAGCTGTAGGCAAGAGTCAATACAATCAACAGCAGTATGTGAAAAACATGGCCAAATGGGAAGCTGCCAATGCTTGGTGTAAGCAGCAGAACATAAAATTTCGTGTGATTAACGAAACAGATATTTTCCATCAAGGCACAAAACGAAGATAAGTACGATATGACCAAAAGACTTGAAGAATTGTTAAATCTCGAAGCCACAGAGAACACAGTAGAAGTTCCGATTGAAGTGCCCACGCATGAACAGGTACAGAGCCTAGATGATAGTTACAATAGAGTTGTAGAAATTACTCGAGGACTACCCCAGATCAAAGAGCTAGACGAACTAGACGATCGAGAGCTAGATGAGCTGGCCAAAAAAGCAGAAGCTGCCTATGACGATCTAATGGACCTAGGCATGAACGTAGAAGTGCGTTATGCAGGCCGTATCTTCGAAGTGGCTGCTAGCATGATGGGAAATGCGATCACTGCTAAAACCAACAAGATAGATAAAAAACTTAAAAGCGTAGATCTACAGCTAAAGAAGCTGAAAATAGACAACGACGCAGGCAATGAACAAGACGGAGTGATCAACGGTGCAGCATATGTGATCACAGACCGCAATGAGCTACTGAAAAAATTAAGCGGAAAAGCATAAATACAAGTATGAAAACTTTTAAAGAATATCTCACTGAAAACAAAAAAATCTACAGCTTCAAAGTCAAAGTTGCTGGCGAAATTCCTGAGAATTTTCAGGAAAGTCTCAAGACCAAACTAGAACGCTGCAAGGTTGTTACCTTTGAAAAGATGAGCACAACCCCTATACAAAAGTTTCCGTTAGATTTTCCGGACAAGTCCAACATGGAAGTCACTGTATTCGAAGTGGTTACAGAATACCCAGTAACTCCTCCGGAAATCGCTGATATGATCAAAGGGACTGGGGTCAACGAAGACTGTATTCGTGTACGCGGCAGCGGTGAACCCACAGAAATAGATCAGCTGCTCATGGACAATGAGCCCACAGGAGATGCACTGTTAGATGAACAGGACATGGACAAAGGCGCAGGCAAAATCAAACACAAAGATTATTTCGGTGATGATTTCAATAAGAGTTTCTTAAAAGATTTAAACAAAGCTGCCAAAGATCGCAAGAAGGATGGCATCAACGTAGAATATAAACTGCCCAAGGGCAAACAAGACAAAGCAGGTGCTCGAAGCGCCTTAGGGAGTTAATACATGGATTTCAATCAATTAATGGCACGCATGCGTGAACTAGATCAACCTACTAATGAAGGGGGCTGTGGTATGGATGCACCAATGGCACCACCTATGTCTTCGCCAATGGGCATGACTCCGCCAAAACCAGATACACCGCCACCTACAATGAGCATAAATCTAAATGCTCAGGGCATGGACAACATTGAGTCATTGATGAAACTGGTCACCAAGGTGAATCCAAGCATGGATAAACCAGCGATGCCCACAATGATGCCACCGAGTATCAGTATTGAGCCTATGGACAAACCCGCAGGCATGCCTCCACTAGGTGGGCTAGGCGACCTAGATAAAGGGCCTTTAAAAATGTTGCCAGATCTAGACTCAGACAACGATGATATGCCAGGTGGAGAAATGGACAAAGATGAACCAAGTGATGATATTCCCAAGGGTCTTGATCAAGATGACGATGGTGATCACGACATGGACGATCACGACGCAGAGAAAAAAGACAAAGATGAAGCGTTCGGCAACAGCGTAGGTGGTAGTGAGCCAGACTACAACACCATTGCTGATGTGATGAACAAAGGTGACGATCTAAACAGACCAAAGAAAAGTTTCAGTGGCAAGCCATATCGTGGCGACAATCCTATGGCAGCTGGCGCTTATGAAAGCAAAGAACAACTACGTGCTGGTATACGTGCAGAACTCATGCAACGTTTGGCAGAAGCTAAAGGAGCGAAATAATGTCAGGATTTAAAATTTCAACAGATTCACTAAGACCAGAATTTTACCAAGTGGTGCTAACACTAAGTGGCG